CCTGGTAGAGCTATGTATCTTAAATACACAGGCACACTAGATTCGGCTTGTACGATTACGATAGCACCAAACACTATTAGTAGGATGCAATTTATTGAAAACGGCACAAGCGGTTCTCAGAATATAATTATTTCTCAAGGTAGCGGAGCTAACATAACCATACCTCCAGGTGATACCAAGGCAGTTTACCTAGATGGTGCTGGTAGTGGAGCAGCAGTAGTAGATGCTTTTGCTAGTCTTTCTACAGTAGACCTAAAAGTACAAGACGATTTAACAGTTACTGGTGACATAGACGTAGACGGCACAACTAATCTTGATGTAGTAGATATAGATGGTGCTTTAACACAAGATGGCGGTGCTGTATTTAATGAAGATAGTGCAGACGTAGATTTTAGAGTTGAATCAAATGGCAACACTCACATGCTTTTTGTTGATGCTGGTGACAATCATATTAATATAGGAACAGCTACAGATGCGGGGGGTATTTTGAATATTTCTGGTAGTTCAGATGGAGATATGACAGCCTTAACTTTAGCTAATACTGTGACAGGTGGCACAAATGATACAGTTGCACTTGAGCTACAATTAGCTGGTACAAGTGGACAAGTTCCAGCTAGTACACTAAGAGCTGGTAAAGGCGAAGATTGGACAAGCGGTACAAGTAGAAGTGGTTTCTTAGCAATAGAAGCAGTATTAGATGGTACTAATCGTCAGATGGCATTCTTTGGTTCTGATGGTGATGGCAGTTCAAAAGTTAGTTTTTCAACTAATAATTCGGAGGCTATGAGAATCGACTCGTCACAGAAAGTAGGCATAGGTGTTACAAGTCTAGGAAACGGAAAATTAATTATTGGTAGCGATCAAGAAAATCATATCAGGTTAGAAAATAGCAGTGAGTTAGGTCTCATTGGTATAGCAGATGATGGTGAGTTTGTTTTTCATGTGCATGGTGACAATTCAGATGATGTATTTAAATTTTTAACAGGTTCAGGAACAGGCACAGAGAGGGTCCGTATTGATAATTCTGGAAACGTAGGGGTGGGACAATCAACACCAGAAGCTAAACTTCATATAGAGGCAGGTTCATCTGGTGCTAGTTATACAGCAGATGGAG